TGCACGCTGTCAGTAATAACACTTAAACCGTTAGATTTAATTTTTATTAAGATTAGGCTCCCTCGAACACCTTTGACAGATCTTCTTTTTTATCGGAAAAAGTATTTTAGAATGGAACATGAGAGTGTTAAATGTGTTAAGCACGGTACAGTAGATTGTGGTATAAGAGTATATGATACGAAAGGAATTGTTGATCATGTTTTTAGATGTACTAGGTATTATAAAAATAAGGAAGATTTAGTAGCTAGTATTTATGCGGAGTTAGTGTCGAAGTATTATGTTGTAGGAAGTGATGTTTTGAAGAGAAAACAACAACATTATAATGCTTATTTGGAATATTACAGGCAGTATTTTTGTGCTAGTAGTTCAGTGTGTGTTAGAGGACCAACAGATCATACTAATGAAATTATTCAAACTAAGGTGGTTCCTTCACCTTTTTTGAAGCCGATAGTTAAGATTATATCAGATGAATATTTTGAAGAGATTACTAGGGTAGATGTTGCTAGTATTAAACCTGGTACTCTAGCAGATCGTGCTCATAAGTCTATATCTTGGAGCTCTTTTATATATGAGAATTGGAGTACTAGGATGGATTTTGAAGGAAATTTTTTAGGACATCCTGTTCCAAGGGTTGTCTTTTCCACTAATCATATGACTAATATGAAACAAGTTAAGTTGTTGAAAGAGTTTAGTAATGATACTGCTGATCGTGGTTTGGGTTATCATAAATTACGAAGGTATATGCCAACAGCCTTGTTTTATTTAGAGCAACATTTACAGTGTAATAAGCATGTAGGAAAAGATACTTTTTTTTATGATGTGAAGAGGATTTTATCATTTTTGCATTTAAGCACTGGTGGTGGTATAGGTCCTATGATGGCTGGTGAAACTACGCATAAAGGTCAAAAAGTAGTAGTCCATAATTCTGGAAAAAAAATTTATATGGTGGAAGCGGCAGTTAGGTATTTTCATAAGTGGATGATAAGTGTTATGGAAGGTAAGCCGATCCCCTTTATTGATTTTGAAGTAATAAGACAAAAACAAGAATGGAAAAAATTTGATGGTAATACTATGGAAGAGTTGAGAAAAATATATATGAGTATGAGAGAATTCTTTATTCCTGGTTTGCCTTTGGGTTTTCTTTCTGATTTTCTTTATCGTAGAAGGATGATTATAGAGAGAGGATGTATGATAAGAATCGGTAGTTCTGGATGGCATGGAGGCGCGTATGAGTTTGCTAAATATTTACATTATGATAATCCAGATTTCTTTTTTGCTGATGGTGACATAGAGAAATTAGATAAGCATGTTCAAGATTTTATTTTGATGCTTTATGTTGCTAGTGGTAGACGTTATTATAATTGGGCAAAATTAGATGATAAAGCGACTGGTGTTTTGGAATATTTAATTAAAACTTTAATGTATCATATTAGTCATAAATTGGTATTACATTTAGGTTCTTTTTGGAGATTCATGAGAGGTGTTATGTATTCAGGTGGTAAGGAAACTTCTCATGGAGATAGTTGGATAATGGCATTTGTTTTTTTTTGTTATGTTATTTCAGTTGCTTATGATAATCCCAGTGCAGCACCTTATATATATGAAGCGTTAGAAGTTTTTGCGATAGTTATATGTGTGTACGGGGATGATCATGTTTGGGCTTGTCCTAAGATATTTAGACATTTGATAAATGCAGCAGGTTTTGCTAGGTTTTTAGCAGAGTGTTGTAATATGAATTTGAGAAATTTTAGAGAATATGATCAATTTTTATCTGTTCCTAACAATGTTACAGGAGGACTTATAAGTAAGGGTGTAGTTTTTTT